CGGAGGAATCCTCTGAGGAGACAGTCGAAGACCTTCTGAGCGAGCTGTGATCCTGTGTGGGACCTGAAGTACAGACCGTTGAAGTTCAGCGACGTCCTCGGGCAAGAGGGCGCTGTCGAGGTCTTGAAGGCAAGACTGAGAAAAGGCAACGCCCTCGATTCGAGCTACATCTTCTCTGGAGCCCATGGCTCTGGAAAGACGACTCTCGCACGCATCTTGGCCCGAGCGATGCTGTGCGACAACCTCACCTCCGACCAGGAACCTTGCAACGAGTGTGATAACTGCGTTGCCATCCTGGGAGACTCCTCACAAGCTTTTCATGAGCGGGACGCGGCCAGTAACGGTAAAGTGGACGACGTTCGGGCCATCGTAGACGATCTTCCTTTTGCCGTAGAGGGTGCGGCCAAGCAGATTCACCTCTTTGACGAGGCTCACCGGATGACCGCACCAGGTCAGGATGTTCTCCTCAAACCCATTGAGGAGAAGCTCATGGTTGGTATTTTCTGCACCACCGAGCCAGAGAAAATACGAGGAGCTATCCGGTCGAGGTGTGAGGAGCACCGCATCCGCAAGATCACTCGGGAGGACATTGCTAGTCGTCTCCGCAAGATCCTTGCGGCGGAACAGGTCGAGTTCGAGGAGGATGCGATCCTCACAGTCATAGACTGCTCGGGGGGCCACGTGAGGGATACCCTCAACCGGCTGGAGATGATTTCCCAGAAGAACGGGACGATCAGTCTCGAAGCTGTGAGGGACTACTTGGGGCTTTCCCTCACGACCACCTATTACGACATCCTACTGTCGCTCGACAACCCTGGGGTGGCCATTCCCTTGCTTGAGGAAGCCTGTGACCGTGTGGGGGCCGAGGAGGTGGCCTCAGGGGTGGCTGAGGCTGCGATGAATGCGTACAGGCTCCACCACAAGATGTTTGCCGAGTTCGCCTACGTGGATAGGGCCAAAGCCGAGCTGCTGTATGCGAAGTACGGTAACGGAGTCGTGGGTTACGCCAAAAAGTTCCTAGGGTCCCAGGATCAGGCACGGACAAAGGTAAGCCTGATCTTCGATGTGGTTTCTTTGACTACACAAGTGGACCTGCCAAAGATTTCGGTTGCTTTACCCCCACCCCTGCCAGTACATTCAGTTACAGCCTCGGCTCCTCAGGCTCTAGCCCTGGCCCCCATCGGAGGGAAGGGCAACTTAGGGCAGGATTCCCTGGCCCTCACGTCCTTGGACAAGTATGGGGTTCCAGGCGTCCATCCCAGAGGGCATGCGGAAACACCTCAGAAGGTTGTGTCAGCGGTCGAGAAGGACAAAGCTCTCACCCCGGCAGACTGGAAGAGAACTTTTGAGCGTTCCTGGCGTGGCTGAATATGGACGTAAACGAATGGGTAGTTCTGGAACTCAGCCTCAAGAGTGAGGGGGAAGATCCGGAAGCCGTCCGTGAGGGTATCCTCCGCTCATTGAAGCATCCTGGTGAGGTGTTCATCCCGGCTGCGGTGAGCAAGATCGCAGGGGAGAGGGTCGTCCACTATCTCATTGAGGGCTATGCGTTTGTCCTCAAGAGCCTTCCGGACAGGGACTACCTCAAGCTGGAGGGGACCAGGTGGGTCCAGTCCGTTCTCACGAAACCTAACGGTTCTCGGCATTCCCGAATTCTGGCGACGGTAGGCCAAGCCCACATCGAGCGCATCAGGCACCAGATCGAAGTCGAAGTGAATCAGGGGATCAGTGTTGGTGACCAAGTGGTCATCACCAGTGGCCCGTTCAAGAACATCACGGCCACGGTCATCGAGGAGATCCCAGAGCAGGATGCTGTCCAGGTCTATGTTCAGCTTCGGTCGAAGCAGACCATCCTCACCCTTCCCCGGTCCGGCCTCCAGATCGGCACACGGAGCCCCCTCTCACCCCTGATCAGTCGGCTGAACCTCCTGAAATCGTGGGTTGCATCCTCTGAGCCCCTGTTCAACTGGACAGACCAGTTGGACAAGGTTTTACAGCCCTACGAGGTCTGTGACCGGCTGGAGGGTTGGATCCACAGGAAGAGGAGCCCCTATGGTTGGAGGTCATTCTTCGACTGGCACCCCTTAGAATCGCTCAACTTTCCCAGCAGGGTGATGGAGGTCCAGACCTTAGCTGATTGGACGAGGGGGTTGATTTTTCACGCGAAGTTCATGGCGGCTGACCAGAGGGTTTCCGGGGTGGACAGCTTCAATGGCCCCTTACCGGACGCAACAGGTGCGGTAAGGGTTCTCGGGGACACTCGGACATTCCCCCGCCTGGAGCAGAAGGTCTTGGAGCTGGCGTGGTTTGAGGATGTCCTCGACAGGGGTAGAGGGATACGCAACGAGATGAACGAGTTGCTGAAGCAACAAGCAACCCGTCGTCGGAGAACTGGAGTCGGAAAAGTGCCTCAAAACATCATCGTAGACGGCCATAATCTCGCCTTCCGCTGTCTTCACGCCCCGGGGATATCGGACCTGTCCGACAGTCAGGGTAGGCCCACTGGCATCATCCTGGGCTTCCTCAGAAGTCTTGGAGCCCTCCGTAAGAGGTGGCCCTCGGCTCTTTACATATCCTGGGATGGATCCTCTCAAAGAAGGAAGGCCAAATACCCGGATTATAAAGCTAATCGACCGGCGCATGTAGGCCCACCTACATTCGACCAGCTCGGCTACCTCCGAAAGATTCTTCCTGCCCTCGGGGTCTATCAGGTGTTCAACCCCAATGAGGAAGCGGATGACGTGATAGCTACCCTGGCTCGGAAGAAACTTTCCAGCCAAAAGACCGTGATTTTCAGCACTGACAGGGACTTTTTACAGCTCGTAAACGCCAACATCTCGGTGCTGGTTCCCGCCCTGGGTGCTAGGAAAGAGTTGCTCTTTGACCCTGATGCTGTCAAAGAGCACTATGGCGTTATGCCGGAAGTCATGGTACAGCTCCGGGCTCTACTAGGAGACTCCTCCGACAACTTGCCTGGAGTCCCGAGGGTACCCAAGAAAGTGTTAAGGTCGCTCATTCAAGCTCACGGGTCGGTGGACAACGTCTACCGATCCGGACTTGCTGGCGTATCCAAAGTACAGTATGACCGTTTGAGGTCCGCAGAACCACAGGTACGCATCAACGTGGAACTGATGGCTCTAAAGGATGTACCCTTCACCAAGGTAGATCCAAATCCAAATCCAGATGAAGTAGCTGCTCTTTTGAGGGCGGTCGAAATCACCCCCAACTCGATCCTGGAGACGTTCTTTGAGCGGTCTTCAGAACATGCAACGGGATTGACACTATGAGTGTTGGCTACGTTATCCCAGTTGACCCCTCAGAATTAGCTAACCGCTTCTCGTATGACGAGTCGGATCTAGAATTCCGGCTCGATGAACTGGCAGTAGATGCCTACGAGGAGTCAGAAGCCGAGTCCCGTGGCTTACCTGAGGGATACGAGGCCAGGGTGGAAGCCCTGTTAGACCGTATCCCCGAACGTGAAGCCGACCTCATCTACCTGTATTACATCCTAAAGAAGCGACAGGCTGATATAGCCGCCATCTTTGAGGTGACCCAGGCGGCGATCAGCTATCGTCTTGACCGTGGACTCCAGCGGATCAAGTTCCTGCTCAGTATCCCAGAGGTCACAGAGGACGACTTACGACGGGACTTACCTGGAGTCCTCCCCCAGCAAATCGACGTGGATATCCTGGTGTTGATGTGGCAGACGACCTGCCAATCTGAGGTGGCCGCCAAACTGAAGTTGACCCAGGGGAGGGTACGGCATCGGTTCTTTAAGGCGGTCAAGCTGACCGAGGATGCGGCCGATAAGGACGAGAAGTACCGGCCCTACCAGAAGATTTTCAGTTCCATTGCCAACAAAAATTTCAACGTACTCCGCGCCGTGGTGCTCCCCCAGTGGTCCAACAGGGGTGGGGACGCCTGCACCTAGGTTTTGAGTCTGAGCGTATAGGTGATGTGCTCACGCTCCTCATCCGAAAGCGATTTGCCGTCAATGCGTTCAATGTGACCCTGGCCCTGAACCACGGTTTTCTTCAGCTTCTTGGGTTTGCTGTCGAACGAGTACCCTTTAGTAATCCAGGCGGACCACTTGAACGGAGTCTTGGCTATCTCTTCAAGCACTTCATCGAGAGTCAGGAGGGGACCTTTCCACTGGACTCGGCCGGTGTCACCATCCCCCCAGTCATCAGGCTCGTTGCCTTCCTCAAAGCTCGCTGCATCGTTCCAAATTTGCTGGGCAACGCTGAACTGGTAGCCCCTCCAAGCGTGTTTGTCCTGGAGAGAGTCTAGCTGCCCCTTGTCCAGGACTCCATTGGATGGGTCGTGCGGCTCATCCCTCTCGTCTTGCTGGGTGCTGTAGCGATAAGCAACACGATGGGCGAGGGACCGACTCATCGAGGGCCGGGGACCTCCTCGACCTGGCGGTTCCGGTGCATTCACACCGTTCTGCCTGAACACCATGCCCTCGGCAAGCTGGTCTGCTCTCATGGTAGAAAGAAGCCATCAAAGAAGTAGCGGCGGGACTCCCAGGCAGGGATTTGGGGAAGCCTGGTTTCTTTTTATCGGCCCTTCTGTATGAGGACTGATCTGTGCCCTTAGCCGCGAATCTCCAGTCTCACGACTACTCCTTTACCTTTCAGGTAAGCCAGGGAGTGTGGCGGTGGACTACCAGAATGGACATTTCGGGGGCCAGTCCGTCCTTCGTGGTTTACAACATCGTGTCCCCTTACGGCATCCTCAGGGATTCCATCCCCATTCCAGGGCCGGTGGTCCAGGCGATGTCGGAGAGCATTGACGAGCTTCAGGCCCAGTTCAGGCCGATCATCCTGTTTGGCCCACCCAGCTCCCTCGTCTTCAACGTGGATGAAGGCCGTGGCTTCTCGGCCCAGCAGGACGGGCTCCTGACCAACTCGGGCACCTACGGCTCCCTCCTGGATGCCACGCTGACCCCCTCAGCCCCCTACGTGACCGTCTCCCCGGCCGCTCTGGGGAACCTTGGCTTTCAGGAGTCAGGGACGTTCCTGGTGTCAGTGGACTCGACACTCCTGACGGTGGGGACGTACAACGCCACGATCCTGGCCCAGGATGACACGGCAACCAACAGTCCGCAGTCTTTCCCCGTCACCATCACGGTGAGGCCGAAGGCTACCATCTCCACCAACGTGATCACGTTGACGTTCAATGTGGTGAAGCCTCTGACGGGGGCATTCCCGGTGCTCCCGAACCAGGTATTTGTCATCACCAACACGGGTCCGGCGGGGTCTGTACTGGACTTCCTGGTTCAGCGACTCAACTGTGCGTCTGAGAGCTGGTTGACCGGATTCACGCCCACATCGGGGGAATTGACCTCTGGGCAGACACAGAACGT